AACTCCGATGACTTTATCAGCAGTACCCGCCCAAGCAGAGCCATAGCTTGATCCGCTGCCAGCGTCGGTGAAGTTGCCGCTGCTGCCAGCAAAAGCGTACCGACCTGTAGAGTTACCAGACAGATTCGTGACTGCACCAATTTGTGACGGGCTTTCAGCAGTTCTAATCCCTACATTTGGATAAGTAGCAGCCGTTGTGACTTTAGCCTCAAAATAGAAGCCATCGCTGTCGGTAGGATCAAACGCCATCGTACCTATTGCTGCACTATCTGCCGCAGCGGAAGCAACTAAATTACCATCGCTTAAAGTGTGGCCGTCTACCCAAAGAGGATTAAGAGTGCAGTGGTTGTTAGTCGGGGTATCCGACATCTGATCCGCCGCTGCCAAGCCACTGCTAGACCAATCATTTCCATTACCGGATTCGTCATCACCTAGATCAGAGCTATCCCGGCCATCTACATAAAATCCGTTAGTTCCAAACGTGAGGTCGCTAACATCCTTCGGAATCCAAACGCCATCGCTGTTGTATTCACCGAAACTGCTCGCATCGGTAGTTGCAGTGCCGTCGAGGAAAACCATTTCCGCAAGGTATCCGTCAAAGAGGTATTTGTTGTCAGGTCCGGCTGAAATGTTCAGCGATCCAATGCGGTGATGTGAATAGCTGCTGCTATTCCAACGGCTACTCAAACTGCTGGAAACTGTACCCGTTGCGGAAAAACTAGTGACTCTACTGCCGTTGATGTACAGGCGCATACGATCACCAGCGGTGCCGTTGGTCGAATCCCAAACTACAACTGCGTGATACCAAGCGGCAACATCGCCCACCCTTTGTGAAGTTGTCCAATTCTGACCACCAATAGCAATAGCCCAAAAACCGGGGGTAGATGCGTCTGTAATAGATAAGGGGTAATCACTGGTGCTTGACCCGTCAGACGCCGACCAAATAGGAAACCATTGGCCATTTTCATTAGCGTTTGGTCTGCCTCTCTTGACCCAACAAGAAAGCGTCCACGTTGTCAGCGAGCCGCTAGATGAAAGGCTGCGACTAAGTAGTGCGTCATCGCCCGACTCAAATCGGATCGACTGATCAATCTCATACGAAGCTGCGCTTGATGGGAAAAACTGTCCGGGTTCCGTAAACATTCAGATCACCCGAAGTTCAACTGTGCCGCACCAAGCAGGACAGAGTTGTCCGCTTTAATGATGTACGGAACGATGTCGTAATCGTTGTTAGCTGTTGAAAGTGTTATCCCTGCCGCCGCTGCCGTCTCATAGTCTCCATGCAATGACAAGGTTGCCGCGCTGCTGCTAGAAGGCTGAATAAAGATAATGACACCGCATTGACCAATCTGCGATGCCTCGGTCGTTGGCGCTGCAAGCGTGTTTGATCCACTTGCCAGGGTGATGATGAAATTCTGATAGGTGTCGTAATCTAAAACGCCGCTGGTTGCCGACAACGCAGCGGTGTAGGTGCTTGGCACTTGCGCCTTGGTAAAAGTATTCTGAGCGTTTGTTGCGACAATGTTTGCGGCGGCCAGGTTGGCCGCTCCCGTACCGCCGTTTGCTAATGGCAAAGTGCCGCTTACCGCCGTCGCTAATGGAACTTGACCATATGCAGGGTCAGTGCCGTCTGAGATCAACACTCGGTTTGCAGAACCAACTGCCAACCGGCCTATAGCTGATGCGCCGCGCGTAATAATGTCACCGCGCGTCGTTGTCGGGTCTGCTAAATCACCGGCATTACCAGTGCGGTTAAACTCAATCGCTATTTCATCGGCGTCACTAAAGCTGCCGTTGCTGTCTACATGCGTCACCGCCAACTTGACGTAGCCGGAAGCATCGGTTGATGCGCCGCTTACTTTGAAGATTGCGTAGTTTGCAGGTGCGCTTTTCTTCGTTATGTAAATTGTTCCGCGATCATCAGTGTTTGTGCTGTCGTCCCACGTCAGCAAGTACGCAGACACATCCGCCGAATTAGCGTCACTGTCGTCGATGTAAATTGCTGTGGCGCTGCCGGTCGTTCCGTGGTTAAGCCGCAGCGTTCCAGTTCCGGGATCGCTGTCGGTTGTGGTTGTGCTGAATGTGTAATCCAACCCAGCCACATCGCCATCGCCAGCCGGTGAGAACTGCACCGATATTTCGGCAGAGTTTGAAATTGACGTGCTGCCAGCTACATATGCAACCGGCACCTTGGTATAGCCGCTGGCGTCTGTAACCGCGCCATTGACCTTAAAAATTACCAGCGGAGACGAACTATTCGGGTTGCCAGCAATCGTAATAAAACCTTTTGAACCGCTGGTGCTGTTGTCCCATGATTGCACCCACGCGCTAATGTCTGTGGTGCCATCGCTGTCATCCACATACATAATGGTTGCGCTGTTTAGAGACGTATTATTAAGGCGGATAACCCCAGCGCCGGGATCAGCGTCCGCAGTTGTCGTTGAATACTGCATGCTGATACCAGCATGGCCTGTCTGCCCAATCGGTATGCCCAACGCTAATGCGCCGCTTGATGTCGTGAAGCTGGCGGTCGCGGTTCCGGGTGCGCCGCTGCTTGTTGCTACGTTGGAAACGCTGACTGATGAAACGCGGCCAGTCGTGCTTTCCAGATCGCCACTGCTGTCGAAACCCAGCAATTTGCTGGCGCGCGCGGTTGCGTCATCCGTAAATTCGGCGCTGGTGATTGAATTTGTGCGGCTAACTTTAAATGATCTGTTAGACGCTTCCTGTAATTCCTGGGTTGCCATAGCCAACCGGTCAAGGGCCAGTTCGTGCGTGTCGGCCGGGAAGGGGTCGTTGGCAGTGTAATCAACCGTCTGCGTGCGCGTGGTTGCGCGTCTGATGTGCCACTGCACCGTGTCTGCTGGCGCAGAGGCTGCAACAACAGCGCCGGTTGAGCCGTTGCCGCCGGTCACTGTGTAGTGCGTGGTGTAGGACAGAACCGCCTCCACACCCGTTGCAATTGTGCGCTGAACGACTTCAAGTTCCGCCGTCGCACCCGTTCCCTGAAAGGGAAAAGTTACGGCAAAAGACGTAGTTGATCCGTTCCCCGTGTAGGACACGGTGGTTGATGTGCTGCTGACAGCCATGTCAATTTCCTTAGTTTAAGTAGCTATCCCGAACTGCGTCGGTGGGTGGCAGGTAAAACTCCTGCGCGGTTTCGTCGCGTACACGATCTTCAAAATTACTAGCCCAACCGGGCCGTAGGTACTCTGACATCTGCCAGAAAAACATATAATCAAGCGCAAGCCGGGTGTAGAAAATGTTCGCACCGGGCATCATGCTTTTCGCCACACGCATGCCTTTGTAACTGGCAGCGTCGATATCACCCTCTACCAAAGCGCCCATTGCTTTTAGACTGCGTGCAAACGTACCAAGCACTGGGCCGCCGAGTGCTTCCGCCAGACCTTCGCCATATCTTTCCTCGCGGCCGACAGCGCCAATCACCAGATCGCCGTAGAACCCAAGCCCGCCAGAGGTTAGCATCGCATCAAACAACGCTTCCAAACCCGGTTCGCGCGGCTCTTTCCCGGCCGTAAAATCTTTAAGGCTTGACGCAATAAAGCCGTATACAGCCATACTAAGGGCTAGGTGCAGGGCGTAGCCAACGCGGACGCCTTCGCCTTTCCAAGCGCGGCTCAGTATTTCGTTCCAGTAGCTGACGCTGAATGACTTCAGGTGCATAAACACCATCAGCATTTCTGTCATTGGCTCCCCGCGCTTGCCCTGCTTTACCAGTGCCATCGTTCTGGCCCCCGGCGTCAGTACGGCGCTGTCGGCAAAGCCACTGAAAAATTCTTTCATTTTAAGCGCCAAGCCATCGTCCGCAATTGCATCGATGTCGATGTAGCTTTTGCCCTCTACTGTTCTTGCCGCAGCGCTTAGTGCCGAAAATTCGTCAGCGGTGATGCCGTATGCCGACAATTCCCTGCGAAGCTGCGGATGGATAGCGTCAAAGGATTTACCCATCTGACGCGCTATATAACTTGACAGCGTTAACGACACCGACGTTTTAAGGGTGTCGGTCATCCAGTTCATTCCTGTCACGCGCATCACCATACTGACTAGCTGCGACCCTTGACCATCCATTGCGTCGTTGCCAAGAAAGCGCGATTGAACACCGGCTATAAGGTGATCCATTCCAATGCCAAGGCTGTCGGCAATCTCCCGCTTTTCACCAGTACGTCTGCCTTCAAAAAAACCGGCAAGAACGGAGCCGTGCGCTTCTGTAAAATCCGCACCGATATCAGCTAACCGCACAGCGGATGTGCCAACGTCAGCGATAGATGTCAGCGTAGTACCGCCAAGAATTGCGGAACTGGAAACATTTTTCAAAAAGTTCACGGCGCGCGCCAGAAAAAACCCGCGTGAGTTGTACGCAGGCAGGATAGACGCCGCTCCGGTTACTTCGTCAAAAAGCCTGTCCAGATAATCAGTGCTGATTTTGTTGTGCAGCCCAGTTTCATCACCGCGAATTTTGGCTTGCGCACGGCCCACAATCTCGTTCAGCATCGCGCGAGGGTTGGGACCAAGATGCGACATGGCGGCAACGCTGCGTGTCATCATATCGATGCCGCCGAAGAATGACGTTCCCACGTCTGTTCGCGCGTACTTGCCCATATAAGACCACGCGGCGTCACCGTCTTTAAAATGCAGGCTACGATGATTGGTTAGCTTTTTTGCCAGATTTCCCGGCCCTTTAAAACCAGGCGGTGCTGACAAGTCAGACAGGAAATCATTGCGTTGCTCATTCGTTATAAGCGTGTCCCAGACGTTGCTTAAATATTGTCGCTTGGCAGCGTCCGTCATGCCTTCGTCAAAAGTCCGACCGTGATCCAGAAGGTCAATGATGTCGTCAATCCACGCCTGCCTGCCAGCTTGGTGAATTTTCAAATCGTCATGCGACTGCTTTATCAAATACCCCGGCATGCGCGCGATATCGGCACCAAACTTGTTTGCGGACTTCCGCAGATATTCGTTTGTTTCCTCCATCGCTTCAGCAATGATGCGCGCTATATCGTTGCCAGAACTGCCGGGGTTATAGCTTTCCTGCAACAGCATCCGGCCGTTCTTGGCCTTCCGCAAAAAACTTATAGCTTCTCCACGGGCTAAACCCTTTGCTTCCACGCTTCTAAAAAACAAGGCGTAGGCTGTGCGTTCGAATGCTTTCTGCGTCGCCTCAATAGAAGTCTTGTACAGGCTATTGCCTTCTTCACCCGCCAGAATGCTTTCAAGGAATCTTGGAACATCTTGATCTGGCACTTCGCGCAATCGCTGAATAAAGTGCAGCCGTGTGTTGTAGTTCAGTGCAGCGATGCGCTTCTCATTAACTGCCGCCCGCGCTTCTCGCGAGATACGCTGTTCCACAGCTTCGGCAACAGCAGCTTCAAGGTTTGTTACCTTTTTATCGGCTTGCAGCCGTTCCACAATGCCGGACACTTCATCAAGCAAAACGTTTGCCTGATCGTCGGTAAGATTGGGCGCAGCGGTGCGGATCGTCGCAAGGCAATCAGACAACGGCATTATACTAATCCTTGCAGAACACAGGCTGCCGCCTGCCTAAAGCCATCAGAAGTTTGCTGTGTGCTTTCAATCGCCTCATCAGCGGCAGCAAGTTCTGCCTCTGACTCATCGACAACTGATTCAAGTAGCGGCTCGTCTGTCAATTCTGTTTTCAAGCGGTCTACGTCGGCAAGTTGTTCGTCAGTTTCCTGACGCGCGGTAGCCTCATCTAAATCATCAAACATACGCCGGTCGTCAGCTTCAGCCCTAGCAAGTGCGTCGCGTTCCTGTGCGTCAAATATACGGTTGTCCGGCGAGTGCGACCGTTCCAAAGCGTCGGCAGCGTAGTCAGTTTCCGGCACGACGCGGGGGCGGCCGGTGCCTTCGTCTAACGCTTGGCTTAAATTAAAAGCCGGGAACTCTGTTGGCAGTACAATATTGTCCGCGTTGTTTTTAAAAGCGCTGACAACATTCTTGTCGGTGGTCTGAACAATGAAGTATTCATCGCCAATCTTGACAGCGGTGCCGCGTTCAATGACCCCTTCTTTAGTCAAACTTTTCCGTGCTTTGTCAGCGGCTTTTTTTGTTTGGTAAGACAGGTAGCTGCCGTCTGGATTGCGCGCCACCATCTCTGTCGGTACAAACATATCGACCGTGTAGGTGCCGTCTGCGGTTGTGCGAACCTCAGTTCTGATGCCCGCCCTCTGCAACGTCGTGGCTAGCTGCGCAGCTTCAAAATCAGCCAAACCTTCGGCAGCTTGGGCCGGAAACGCAGCTTCGCCGTTTGCGCCTACATCAACAGCGCCAAGACTTTCGCGCGTAGACCGGATAGCTTCTTCACCATCCAGTTCCAAATTCGATGTCCGCACCGGATCAAGCGTAACTTCAAATTTATCAGCATCGATTTCACGCGCTGTAGCTTCGAAACCAGTAAACTGACTGCCGACGCTGCCGACCGCTGTGCTGTTTTCAAGGTCAGCGCGCAGAATGTAATCCACGCCTTGTACCATACGACCATTTGCAAGTTGTCCTACTGTTCCGTTGAAAGCAGACTGCCGGGCTTCCGGCGAAAGATTTTCAATTATTTGCGTGATGTGCCGCTGTGTGATTGGCGGAACAACTTGGTCTTTTACAAAACCACCGACACCGTGCAATCCGCCGCCAAGTACAGTACCGAAAGCAAGGTTCGCGTATGTGTCGTACAGGTCGTAATCAGCCTGTCTGTCCTGCGCAGCCAAATACACAATCGGTTCAACCATCGCTGCACCCAGCGCGCCTTCGGCAGCGCCTACGCGTGAGCGCACAGCAAACCGGCCGAAAGTCGTTGCCTTCTGCCGCAGCATCGCTGCGTAACGTGCTGGGCCGACTATTGGTACAAACGCTGACGCAACGTTGATTGGGTCAAGCATCGATACAAACAAGCCGCTGCCAAGCATCGCAGCAGATGACGTGATGCCTTCCTCAACGTTTTGCATGACGGCTTGACGCGCTAATTCTTCGCGCTTCAGGTTTATCATCAGGTCTAGGCTTGCAAGTGTTTCGCCCTCGTCAGGCTCAAGCATGCCAGTCAGATTTGCTTCTTCAATCACAGACGATTGCTCGTGCAGCGACAGGGGCGGTGCGTTGCCGTCATTTCTAGCTTGGTACAAATCAATCGATGTCAGAACCGATGAAAGCGGGTTCGTCGCGGCCGCCTCCTGTCCGGCAGCAACGACTGCATCGTATCTCGAAAATGTGAGATCAATCGGTCCAGCGCGCGGGTTGAGCGGTGACGGAAATTCTTGCGCCATTAGTCAGCACCTATATTTCTAACGGTGCTGCGCGCTTTCGTTGCCGATTTGTTTGCCTCGCGCACTGTACGCCGTCGGAATTTCAAATCGGCCGCAATTTCTGCATCGATGTTCACAATAATCGGTTTGTTGTCTGCATTTAAAACAGGTGAGTTTCTAACGTGTAACTGTGCCTCAGTTCCCCCTTTAATAATTTGCCACTCGCCGCTTTGCGCGAGTCCGCGCCTTGCAATCCTCATCGCTTCTTCCGGTGTTTGACCGCGAGTAGACGAGAAAAGCGATGTGTCGTATTGGAAGTCAGGGTTTCTTTCAAACCAGCGAACAAGCGCTGGCTCCGCAACCCCTGCGTCTACACCTTCAGGATTGGCTGATTTGGGGATAATTCCGCGCAATCTATCACCCGTGATGATGTGATAGTTGTCAGTTACAATTTCCTTGTACGCGCTTGTCACAGCTTCGTCGGCGGTTGCGGCTGCTGCGGTCTGTAGTTTAGCAAAAGCCAATAATTCAACACCGCTGCTGATAGACCGGCCCATTGACGCACCCGGTAACTGCCCAGCCACAAACAAACCGGACATCTGCTTAGTCAATTTTTTGTTGAAATCTTTAAGTAGGGTTGTGTCTATACGCTTCTTAAATTCCTCAGTTGTTCCTTGCTGTATTATTCGGGCAAGATTGGTGCGTAACTGCGGATCGTCTATCGCCATCAGCATGGATGTGCGGTCGTCTAAACCTTCTTTTTGCAATTCGTTTAATGCGCTGGGCCAATCCTCGCCCAAACCGTCACGCAGTTCCAGAATGCGCTCTGCGGCTTGTTCCGGTTGCAGGTTTGCGAATTGTTTGACGTAACCTTTTGCCACACCGACAGGGAGCAAACGCTGATCCACAACGCTGATGCCGAGTGTTTCATATGCAGCGTCACGCGCTTCAGCATATCCCTTGTATGTTCCCGGATCATTAGGCGCTTCAATAAATTGCTGATACTTCTCTAAAACTTCCTCGTTTGATCTGATAGCTGCCGTTGCCGGGTCGTCCAGTCGTGCTTTGATAATTTGCTGAAAGCGTTTGCGGAAATTCGCGGCGCGTTTAGCTTGCCGTTCAGCAGTGTCGGCGTCGCCGCCGTCCCTGCCTTCGGCCTGCAATTCCGCGTCTAGGGCCGTCAAATCCTCGCGCGACATTCCGCGCAAGTTTGCGGTTTTTTCCGCGTATCCGACATCTCCCTCAACTGTTTTTGCCAAAACTTCCGCTGCTTCACGGTCAAACATAAATTCCCTGATGAACTCAGGATCAAGAAGAAGTCGTTGGTCTTCCGTTATGTCCTGCGCGCGGTTCACCGCACCGAGAACGTCTGTAACCTTTTTTGCAAAAGCCTGGTCAGCAGCCAAGCGTGATTTCGCACGCTTGTTTGCGATAGCCGCAATTTCGTTCTCAAGCTGTTCTTCTTGGCGTTTATTTCTTTCGGCAAGTTCAAGGTCGCTTGCGTCGCCGCCTTGGTTGCGAACGCGCTCCAGCAGTTCCGCTAATTCTGCATCTGTCCTCGCTTCAAGATTTTCGGTTTCCTCCGCAAATTGTTTTTCGTCTTTAATCACACGAATAAGCAAATCGGCCGCGCCTGCGTTGTGCATTGTCGCCCGAATGTGATCTTCATCCAGAAGTTTTCGATCTTCGTCCGTCAACGCCTGCCTGTTGACCATCGCTTTAACGGCCAGTTTAGCTTCCGACATGAAAAGTTTATCGGCTGCGGCACGCTGGTCGTTGCGTGATTTAATTATTTTATCGCGAAACCGGACAACGCTTTCGGCTTGATCTCTGTTTCGTTTTGCAACCCTGATATCTGTTGCGTTTTTTCCCTCCAGTGCCAGTTTTTCCGCTAACGCATTTACGCCCGAGTCATCTAATTCTGTGATATTGGCGGTTTGGTCTAAAAATTTTCTTTGATCTTCAATGTTTGCAATAAGGTTTTCAGCAACCTTTTTATTGTTGATTGTGCTGCGAATAAACGCTGGGCTTAACCATTCTTCGTCCTCGGGAGAAAGCGTCTGTCGTGCGTTGAATGCGGCAAACCTTGTGTTAATTTTTTTAATATTTACAGCGTCTTCTGCATTCGCTTCTGCTTCACGGGCGGCAATAATCTGTTTAAATCTGGTATTAAACCGCACGTATTGGCGATAATTTTGGTCCGCAAGGTCAATATCTTCGGTCGCGTCGCTGCCTTCGCTTTCAAATTTAGCGTTAGCGGCGATCAGTTCCGCATTCGACATTTCGTTCATCGCGCCGTAGATGGGCGCAAAAGCAACCTCATCGACAACCAGCTTTTTTAACAAGGCGCGCTTCGGCGTGTCGGTCATCATTGTGTCGATGACGTCAGGATCAAGCAGCCTTCTGTCTGGATCGCTGACATCTTGGTCGCGCTTAACGGCCTGCAAGACAGTTTTAATTTGCTTTTCGGCAGCGTTGTCTGCGGCTGTGGTAGATGTTTTTTTTGCAACGCGCTGGCTTTTTAAACGCTTTTCCGCTTGCGCTATATATTTGGCGCGCTGTTCACCTGTCAGAGATTTGTATTCGTCGCCAGTGCCTGCCACCTTTATAAAATCAGCAGGGTCGTCGCGGACATGAAAAGCGGCGCGTCCTTTTTCTGCGTCGTTTTGATATTTGACTAAATATCTTGCGGCTACGTCAGCCGCTATTACCCTGTTAGTCACAGCGCCAGCTAACATTTCCCGTACATTGTCGAGACGAATTCGACGGTCGCCAACAGTGTCATCACCCCTAACGGCCATAACATTTGCGTCAATACCGCTCACCAAATTCGATTCTAGCTTTTCACGGCCGCGACGAATGCCATCTTTTTGAACACCAATCTTGACGCGTGCCACAGCCTCACGCGAAGCTATGTCATAGGTCGCCCGTGCATTGTCTGACAGCGACGATCCGGCTTCGTCTATAATTGCTTGCGCACGAATATCATATGACGTGAGCGCCTTTATCGGATCAACGGTTTGTAGCTCAGTTTCAAGCTGGTTTAATTTAAGTTGAGCGTTGACCTTTGCCTGATGCGCTGCGTCATCATCCGCCGCCTTCAATAGCTGCGCACCGATTTTTGTCAGTTCAGAACCAGCTTGCATAATGCCTTGGCTGGAAAAATCCTGCATTGGGATGCCGCGTACTCTTGGCACACCGGTAGTCTGCACCGCACGCGATTGCGCGGTGTAAGTCGGGATTCTGGCCATATTTATTCCTAAAGCGCGTTAGTTGGGGGTGCTTCGCGAAATCTGATAACCACCTTTAGCAAGCGAAGTCAGCGCCTGAATATTTCCAGAGGTACGCGCTTGGCTTGCTTGCACAAGCAACCCACGACTTGCCGCCGTGTCTTGTCCAGCTTGGGCAAGCTGCGCCCGCGCGCGCGTCTCGCCTTCGTACAAACGATTTAAGCGATCCAGTTCAAATTCTGCGGCAGCGTCGCCCAAGGTATCAAGCGTAGATCCCTCATTTATCACCACCCCTTGCGCGGCACGCTGCGCGCTCTGCTGCGCTAACGCAATGCGCCGCCGTCGCTCAATAGTATCCGCGTCCGCTATCGCCGCTTGTTCCGCAACAAGCGCATTATTTTCGGCAATCTTCGCGTTTTGCGCGGCAATCTGAGACGAATATTTAAGATTAGCAGATTGAAACTGGCTTTGCCGCACTGCGGCGTATGCACTTGTTAAAGCCGCCGCACCGGCAATAACTGTGCTAGTTGTTAAGGCTGGTAACGCCGCTGCGATTGCTGGAAAGCACATATGATTATCCCGAATGCGTAATAATGCGAGTTACGATGGCCGTCAGTTCAAACGGTAATGGCTGGGCTTGGCGCACAATAACTTGGCCTTCCGTTTCCCATGAACCGTGGAACTGAACAGTTTTGTCACCGCTGAATAATGGTGGCGACATATCCATTGGCGTTGAACCTGCGCGAAACTGCACCTCGTCAAACGACCCGCCGACTGGCGAATACTCCGCACCCAACGTGTCAAGAAATCTAAACGTTATTTCAAAAATGCGTTTTGTGCGGCCCTGCGCGGAACCATCGTCGCCGCCCTGTTCCGGTCGCAAAGTTTTCATTGTTGATGTGTACGGCAAGCCCACTGTTGCTTTTGTAACTGTTGGCGACAGTGACGACACGCTGCCAGAGGTTACAGTTTGATTAGCGTAAACCGAACCGTCGCCCAATATGGTGGCCGTTTCGCCGGTCAGGTGATCCAGCCCACTTAACGATGCCGTGGCGGTGCTGTCGTATGTTAGCGCGGAGTCGGCAAAAATTGACGTGACCTTATCGCCGCCGCGTGTTGTATCGAACTTCGTTGACATAACTTCGACATAACGCCGCGTTGTGCCGTTGACAGTGCGTTTTATTGACAGCCACAGTTCATCTTCGTTTGTACCGGGTATGACAATTGCGGACTCGCAAACTGAATCCTGTCGCAATTGCTGGGTGGACGCTGACGAAGCATCTGCCAGCGTTATCGTTGCCGATACTAAAGCTTGCGCTTTAGTCGCCGCAAGTTTGATCGTGTTAGCATCTACGACAAGGACAAAGTATTCAGTGCCATCAACTAACCCGCCGACAACTTCGCCACCTACCGCGTCGTATGTCACGGCGTCGCCAGTCGAATAACCGTGGCTTGATATTGTTATCTGATTGCTGCCAACGCTTGATGCGGAGTTAAAACTTTTAGAATTGTTGCCGCCAAAAACGTGTTCGTGCCAAGCCACCACTTCCTGATCGCGCATGTACGTCAAACCGGCTAACCGGCCATCATCTCGCACAACCCAAACTACGCTGTCTGGCTCCTGCTGAAACGTCATTTCAACAAAGCCGTTGCCGCTTACGTCTTCGGCAAGAACCGTAAGGTCAGGAGATACAAAACTATCAGAAGCAAAATCAAAACTTAGTTCGCGTAACTTGCGTTGGTGATACTGAATAAACAGCACACGGTTATCGATCCGCACGGGACGTGTGGAATGCACGCCGCGTGTTCCCTGTCTGACAACGCGAACGTTTGAAGGCGTTACTGCGTCCTGCTGCGTTGTCGATGATAGGGTAAACTCGCCACCAGCGGTTCCAACAGCAAGCACCTGTCCGGGCGATAGCCACCTGATACTGTTAACTTCGTCCGTCGCAATTGTGTTTGTGATAGCGCCGGTATCCAGCGCGCTCGGCGTAAAGTTTTCAAAGTCACCCGATTGGCTGCCAAAGATTGTTTGCGGCTGGTCAGTGGTTCCCGCGAAAAACAGGCGTTGTTCAAAAAACGCAACCGCAGACGGATAACCAGTTGTGCCGCTAAACGCGCCAAGACGCCAATCCGTTTCTGCGGACGTTCCGCCAAAGGCTTTGTTAACTGTAGCGTCAACGTTTGTAGTGCTGTTGATATCGGTGATTGTAGCGTTGCCATACACAACGCCGCCGTCGTCTAGAAACTTCCACGTTGCGCCATTGTCAACGATGTTGTCGCCTTCGCCACTTGGCCCACCGGACCCCGCAGACGTACCCGCCTTGATGCATTCGTATACGTTGCCGCTGTTCCGTATGACATTGCCGACCGCATATGCCGTACCCGACGCCCATGCAGTCGCATGGTGGCCAATCCTAACCATGCGTCCAACGTCAGAAGATATAAAACCACTACCTCCGTTAATACCGGTTACGGCAGACGCGGCAATTGTGATGCTGCCTGTCGCGCCGCTGGGGGTCAGCGTCGTTGTGGTTATGTTGTCGTCAAGATAAGGCCCGTCTTGAAAGGCCACATCCTCAATTGTCCACGCTGTATGGCCGGTGCGCGAGAGCTTTCGCGGCGGATAAGACGGATGCGCGATATACATAACGTCCGCTGTTTGCGCGTACTGTAATTGAAACAAATCCGCCGTCGCATACGTGGTTGTAATTTGATAAACGCGTGCCGCTGTGCCAGCGCTGGAATATGTGGTGAAACCAGACGTATTAACATCCGTACCGTCAATGTCCTCTAGTTCAAATGTATTCGTTGTTTTGTTGCTAACCTTAAAATACTTGCCGTTTACCTCTGTCATCCCCACAACGGCACTGATGAAAACAATATCGCCGTCGCTGTAGCCGTGGCTGGTTGCGGTCACGACGCCGGGGTTAGCCTTGGTTATTGCGCTTATCGTTTTATTGGCTTCAAGGATTGTTCCCTGATCCTTGAAAAACCGGAAATACAAATTTCCAGCCTCAATGCAATAGGCTTGCTCGGTCGAAAACCGGAACGGTATTAGCCGTGTTTTAGCACCACTTGTTTTAACTTCGTTCACGTATTTGGTGCCGGGGCGGCGCGTAATCCCACCGTGCGGCATTACGATTAGGTTCGTTAACTCAGCCGCACCGTTTGCGTATTTGTTTAAATCAACACGACCTAACAGGCGCGGTGATAACTGTCCTGCGGTAAAGTTTGTTTGTATCGGAGTGACACGCGCCATTTATACACGCGACTCCAACCAGGAGTTTTCCGCTTCCGGCTGCGCCTCTTGCGCATCGATCAAACGGGCCTCTGGCAGCTTACGAGCATACAATTCCTCCATATTAGACATAACGGTTTGCGAAGCAGTTATGTCGTATGCAATGTCTGCGGCCAGTCGTAGCGCGTAGGTTTCGACAAACAGCGCATCAAATTTTGTTGGGTCTGTGACTTGAGAAACGTAAACAATGTTAAGCGGCGCGCCGTCGTCTGTGACAATCTGGCGGCCTTCTATGATCCATTTTTCCGTGGTGTCTACCTCGACAATACGTAGACAATCTGACGGCCAGTCGTAAGCGTTTGTGTATTTAAACACAGGTGCAGTTGTGTTTGCCGCAAGCGCAGCGCGCTTCATCGCAAAATTCCACGGATGCCCGCGCAACACCTGATCGCGCGATTGCAAATACATACGGTTTGCAGCGCGCGCCTCCTTCGTATCGTCTTCTAAAGACGTGATCGGTTGCGCACCCAAAAGGGTCAGCGCCCGATTTGAAATCGAAACAAATGTTGCAGCCATCAATTATTCCTGAAAAGGAGAGGGGGGCCGAAGCCCCCCAATCCGTTTAGTCAACGCAATAGTGGATAATGAACGAAAGGTCGCCTTCCGTTCCGCCAGCAGCTTGCATCGTGACGGCTATATAATAATAGCCCCCACCATCGCTAGAAGCACCGGCAAGTTCCCACATCTTTTTACCAACAGTGTTGATATTGGATGCTTCGTGGCGCACGTCGGCCATAGCACCAGCATCAGCGACTGCCGACGCAAAAGCGTCTTCGTCAACAACGACGCCAGCGGTAGTATAAATACCGACGTTTACGGTTGCTGATCCGCCCAACGTGTCTGAACCGACAAAAATGTGCGGAACAGTCGCGTTTGATGGGATTGGTGCGAGCATCAGAATGTCATTGTCATCTGAGTCACCCGCAGCCACAACGATAGTTCCCTGTGCTACACGCATCACGCCATGTAGGTTGGCAACATCATTCATTGTTTGGGGAGTGGCTTCAAAATTTGAAACCAGCGTTGAGTTAGCTGTACCCATTTTTCATACCCCCCCTACGTTGGATCGCATTCGATATAGCCAACCAATTCTTCCTGCATCCGGGTCGCCCCGATTGTCATGGAAGCAAAAACCTGGGTTGCGTGGTTCTTGTCCGCGCGCTCCGAGATTTTAATGGTCGGTTCGGCACCCATTGCCAGCTTCATTCCAGCCTTTTGCCAGAACAAAACTTTGTGATCGGAATTGCTATCCGTTCCAATCAATTCGGTGCGGATGAAATTGAAGCCCAAGAAGGTATTCACTTCACCCTGTACTACATTATTTTCAATCAGGCTCGTTAGTTCCTGATCCGTCCGAAGACTGCTGCACATTGCCTTTCGACCTGTGCAGATAAGACCATATCTCCATCTCAGTGAGATGCTCTGCGCTTCCAGCCACTTGGCTGTACTTCCCGAAGGAATGGTCGTTGAACGTTCCCGTAAAGGGCTTCGCTGCTGATTGTCTCTTGCGAGATTTCCCAGCAATTCACAGAGAGTTTACCCGCGCGTCGCCACGCGGGGGCGCTAGTGTTTTGTTAACGCTTTGACAGTCGCAAAATCGCTTGACGTGATTTCCGTCTCAGCAAGCAAATTCTGAAGCTGTTTGGCATTGATAATGCAATACCGGTCTTCGTCATCAGCTTCGTTAGCATCCAAGACGTTTTTGGCTGCGCGAAGTTTTCCGACGTTTAGTCC